GGGCTTGGACACGGACTGTCTTGAACGAAATTGTCTGCAGAAACTCGGATTGATTGACTCATCGGGGATGCCGGTGAGTACGTAGTCCGAATCGTGGAACGGATCGAGAGCGGTTGTGATGAAGCCCTTAGATGCAGGGCTGATTCTAGCATTCTTCATAATAGTTGTTAACGGTAACAATCCGCCAGCCGGGTGGTGCGATACCCGGCCAGATGCATCTACCTATCGTCCAGGTTTGGTTGACTGATGCTCAAGAAACTCAAGCCATGTCGCCACCGCAGTATCTGAACTGCAAGTAGTCGTCCAGTGTCTTGTTACAGAATTTCTTGGTTCGAAAGAAGAAATGCCACCACCTTTGTGGAGAACCGATTGGGGGGGGTGAAAAATCACGACTGTACGTGTTCCCTATATCTTCGTCTGCTATGCTGTGATCTATATTGATCATTTCCATTGGATAGTCATGAATAGGCAGCAACCACGCACCGTCACTCCGCGGTGGATTTGCTATGAGAAAGTTTTCCCACTCTATCGGAGTGAATGAGAAGCGCCTGTTCGCGACTGTTGTCTTTGGAGCTGTGGGAGCATCTTCAACAGTGACACTGCAAGATAAACACCAAACCTTTGCCCACACTTTCGTGTATGGGCATGGGCTCATACGAGCATACAAAGCCATGATGGGTGCTAAGTATTTGATGTAATCAGTGACGTTGTTGGGCATCTGGCCAGTTCGTAGGAGGAGACGTCCCAGCAGAGGGCTGAGGTGGCTATCGCCTGAAGCATCTCTCACGAATTTCATTGAACAGAAGGAGCAATCGAAAATGTTTTGGGGGTCATGGAACTTAGCTTCAAGCTTCATTCCCAGAGTATGCATGAATTTGACGCTCTGTTTGAGCAAGTAATCAGCGACCTCTGGCGTGGCTAGGATCAAATTATCGTCTCCTAGTACAAGCATGACGTAATCTTTCACGGGATGGAAGCCTCCTTTAAGGAGACACGCGTGGAACGCACACGCGTTGATGTAGGAGTTGCCCAAAGATGTGTTGGGTACTCCAGAACACCTTCCACCAGACTTAATGAAAGTGGCGTAGCTGCCGTGGCGTGAGAACGTATACTTGACTTTCT